GTATTACTCTCGTAAGCAATTACTTCCTCAGCATCGTCCCATGTTGTGCTATTAAAGTTAGGCTGACGGTGGATAATGCGTTTCCGGCTCTTATCGAAGAACAGCACGTTAGGCCTACCGCCTGACGCATCACTCCATGTATTTAATACAAGCGCATCGTGATAGTCATACGTTTGATTTGAGTCAAAAGCCCCATCTTTGTCAGTAAAGAACGCGCTGACACCACGAGCGGCAAACTGGTTTGGTTTTAAGGTTCTGTTATTCACAGCCACGAATGAGTAGTGGGTATGTGTGCTAGGCGTAAACGTACTAGGCTTACCTGTTATAGCTGACCAATCGTGCGTGTGATTGCCTGCGGCATAGTTAGTCGCACCTGTACCGATGTTATTGTTACCTGCGTGGTAAAAAGCAGGAGCACCTGTTATATCGCTCCAAGCATGGTTATGTGCTTGTACAGTACTTGAAACAGGCTCATCTGCTATAAATGAATCCAAGTTACCGTAAGTAGTAAATAGGGATGGATTCCCTGCTGTACGTGTAATTACTACACGAAACTGGTAATAGGTTTCGGTAATAGTACCTACTTGTTTTGTTTGGTTTATAAATATTTGCTCATGGATAAAATAATCACCAGGAGTACTGCCATCAGGCTCTCCAGATAAGTCAATCTGTTCCCAAGTACCTGTAACAGTGATTGCAGCACCTTCAGCAGACCATGCTGACCAATTAGTGTTGTCTGTGGAAGTACGCTTATAGAACTGTACTGTTACTGAAGGTGTATTAGTTGTACCAGGGGTGCTTCTGTAATAGCTGTTTGTACCAGATCCCTGCAAAGACAATGTAATTGTCTTACCGCCGCTGTATATACTGTCTCCAGTTATTTGGAAATCGCCTGTTAATGTAGAAGCAGAGCCGTAGCTAATTGTACCGCCTGTAGAAGCAGATGATATTAGGATACCTAGCCGATCCCTCAGATCATCAATACCCTCTTTAGTAAAGAACTTAGCATCTGTGATAGTGTCGTTCTTTATCTTACCTCGGAAAAATAACTCAGTATTCCCACTAACTTGCTCTACACCAAATATAGGGGCGTTACTGGAATTAAATATAGTTAAAGAGTTCGTGCTAGACGTAAGCTCTACACGTTGGCCTGTGGTTGCTGTACGTATAGTTGTACCTGTTATATCACCTGAAGTGATTGTACCTAAATTAGCACTTAATGAAGACAATGACGTAACAGTTAATTTATCGGCAGAGATAGCACCAGCACTAAGATTCTGTATTAGCGCATCACCATTAACCACTAAATTACCATCAACTACTTTATTGGCGGCAATCCAACTAGAAGTGGCAGTATCCCAGTAACGTGTAGCCACAAATGCTGGGCTAATTCCATTGTTATATACAGTTACTTCGTCTAGAAGTACTTTTGTTAGTCCTTTAGTAGAGTAATAGCTGTCTATCTCAGACTCTACTGTAGTATTCCAAGATGTCTGTGTGGTAGCTAAGCCAAATGCTATAGAACCTCTTTCCCCGTCATTACCAGGTTGTCCAGGTTGCCCTGTTTCCCCTTTGATAAGGATAGGATCGCCAGCATCTACCCAAGCAGCACCAGAATTTTCTCTGGTTTGTAGCTTCATATAGATGTGTGCTGCAGTAGGTGAAGTAGTCCACCCACTTACACCATCAATACTGAATACAAACCGACTTGTTTCACTTTCTTGTACGAGTAATGATGGAGTAGACCATGCTGCTTCTTGTGGGCTTTGCCCATCCGATGTAAATATCCGCTTAGACATATACACAGGAAGTGACCCATTAGGTATACCATCTGACCAATCTCCTTGATCTGGCATAGGAGTACCGAAAGAACCGCCTGTGGGTAATTGCCCTCCAGTAGGTGTAGTAGCAAACCTACCAAAGATATAAGCAGTATAAACAGACTGGCCAGCATTACCATCTTCGCCTTTATCCCCTTTAACGATGTAAGGCTTAGGTATGCTCCAACCATTATTAGACCATACACCAGTATTAGGATGCTGGCTATATACTGTTTTTGATATGTAAGTAACTTTACCTTCCTCATAGACTGGTGAGTCACTCCATCCTGTATCAGGAGGTGTCTCATTAGCCCCATCAAATGAGCCATTTTGAGGGTAATCTGCTTCCGTAGGTGGCGTAGCAAAGGCTTTGTACACAGAGCTGTAAAAACGGCCCGTATAGAAGAAATCTATGCCTAACTGGGGTGTGTCGCCATCTGCCCAAGTAACCGTATTGCCATTGACCGTTATACTGTAAGTACCGTCTCCATTAGCTGTCACTACAGGAGGGACGGCGTCTTCACCATCAGATACTGTAACAGTACCCCCTGTACTGTCTGTAATAGTGTATGTGCCGTCACCATTGTCATTAACAGTTATTGTGGCATCTGCCCCTTTAACACCTGCTTTCGATTTAGATATGGTGTAACGTTTGGTAATAGTCTTACCTGTGGTATGTGTTGCGGTGAACTCAACAACAGCATTATCACTAGTTAGGGAGCTTACCGAATAGTGTCCATCAGTTAGCCCAATATCCACTGAGATATTGCCACTAACTACAGAATACGTGTAAGTACACTCACTAGAGACATCGTCTAGGCCGAGGAATACTTTGAAATAACCATCAGAACCAACAAATGTAACGACATTGCCATCACTATCTGCAGATACTGTATGACTCTCATTGGTTAAGTATCCTGACATATTTGCTTCAAAGACAAACTTACTGGGCGTTGACCAGGCACTTCCTGCCCAATTACCGCCATTGTCTTTGGTATATGTCCTCTTACTTACATAAGTAACCTCATTACTTGCAGGCGTTTCTGGGTTATCTTTCCACCCACTAGGCAATGTTTCAGTAGCGCCGTCATAAGAGCCACCTGTAGGTAACTCAATAGTCCCATTAATGGCGATATTCTTAAATACATAACTGATGAACACGCCTTCGCCATCGTAGTAATCAACGCCTTTGGTAGGGATATAGGTGTGTTTTACTGGCGTAGTCCAAGTGCCTGTATTGTCATATACACTTGTACCGTCTACAGCTATAGAGGCTGTGTAACGTTTTTTAGAAACCCAAAGGAAATTACCTGAGCTTGGTTTAAAGGCGTCATCTTTCCATACAGCGCCTGGCGTACTGTTAGACGCGGTTTTAGGTAATACTTCTGTTACACCATCATAAGTACCGTCTATTGGTGCTTCAGGCGCTGACGCGCCTTCCGCATAGACGGTACTTATGTAAGTTCCGCTTAGGCCATCTGTATAGTCTACGCCTTTTACAGGAGTTTTACCGTCTTTTACCTTAATAAGAGTAACGCTGTCAGAAAGAGCACCTACAGTAGCAGTAACAGTAATACTACCATCTACAGCTATTTGATCAGGTGTTATAGTCAATACATTACTTAACGGTGTTGCTTGTGCTACTCCGTTGATGTACCAGACTTCACTACCTAATGTAATATTCTGTGTGTGTAGGATTAAGGTAATGTCATCAGGTATAGCTACAGATTCATCTGCACTTAATTTAAATACTTGGCCTGTTGCTTCTATTCGGATAGACTGTGCATTTAAGCCATCTGCTCCTTTAAGGTCTTTAATGTATGTCCATGTAGTGGCGTCAATTTTTTGATAAACTAAATTACCGCCAACAAGGGCATAGTCACCAATCTTACCTAACTCAGCTCCTGGCACACCAGAATCCAGATAATGCCAAATAGTCCCATCTACGCCATCTCTACCGTCAGAGCCAAAGATCACTACAGACCACGAGCCTATTAAATTATCATCACTATCGAAATTACCAACAGCTAGCCATAGTTGTTCTGTGCCTGTAGTTAATCCAGGAGTATCAACCCAGCCTTGGTTAGATATATCATTGCCTGTAGGTACAGGAGGCTCAGTATTAGATCTCAAAAACCAGAACTCAGTATGCTCGCCTTTTTGACCATCCTCTCCTTTAAATAATAAAGGATCGCCCCAAGTAACCCCACCATCGGTAGAGGTTCTAAAATACTTATCGCCTGCAGTGTATGTATCCGACCAATTGCTTACCCCATCCAAAGAGAACTGCAGTTTTACGTCCTTACCATCAGAATAGTCCACACCGTATTGTGGCGTATAACCATCATTAGTTCGTGTGACTGTAAAAGTCTTTTCAATAGTGAATGTCTTACCTAATGGGCTGACATAAGTAGCTTCAAAAACCACTCCACCAAAGTGATCAGTGATACCATTAATGTAATAAGAACCATCTGACGTGATAGTAGGGGCTACTACATTAAGTTCAGTCCCTGGCTTAACATTAAAAGTACAGTCAGCAGTGACATCTGTAGAGCCATAGTAAACAATAAAATTACCTTTAGCTTCCGCTAAGGCAGTAGCATCTACATTACCTGATGAATCTGCAGGCAAGTTATGTGATTCATTAGTCAAATAACCAACGACTGCTGAGGAATTTTCGTATACCTTTATTAGGGTAACAGTATCAATAATACCGTCTGATTCCGCACTAATCGTAATAGTATCTGTACTAACATCGCTTACGTCTAGTACAGCATTCTCATTAAAATCACCTGAAGTAGTTAGCGGCACTCCTACAGGAACGGTAGACCACGTTACAGCTTCAGTTAAGTTTATTAGTTTTGCTGATAGATTAGCTTTCTGATTAGCAGGTTCAGGGACACCATCTTTATTGATGTTAAATACGTTAATATCAGAAGTTAGAATCAACGAATATGGCTGATCCCCTGACATTCTTGCAGGTGTAGTCCATCCTAAAAATGACCAACTTCCACCATCTAGCTCTTTGTAACGTCCTACAGACATCCAAATAACTTCTTTACTGCCAGGAGTAGGTGTTACAGGGTCGTCTGTCCAACCAGTTGGTATTACTTCATTAACGCCATCATAACTGCCTGTGCCAGGTAATCCTGGCTGCGTTTCAGACAATGTAAATATAAATGACGTATACATGCCTGCCAGACCATCTTTGTAGTCTATACCAGGCTGAGGATCATAGCCGTCTAATCCAGAGAATCTAAATGGCTCTCCCCAAGTAGGTGTAATCCATGTAGTACCATCATAGTGGTACGTGCCTTTACTAGCCCAAATGTATTCACCTTTATTTGGAGATACGGGATCATCTGTCCATCCGCCTGCAGGCATTGTCTCATTCACACCATCATAAGAACCACCAACAGGCTTGGCTGGTTTAGTGGCACTATTATGGAATACGAAAGATACGAAGTTACCTACTGTATCTGTATAGTCCAGCCCTTTGACTGGTGTTTTACCATCTAAGCCACTTAGTCTTACTGGTCTAGACCATTCACCATTTAGTACCCATGTATTAGTGTCTCGGTCATGTTTATAGGTATTTTTAGAAACCCAAATGTACTCACCAGTTTCAGGAGCTGCTGGGTCATCAGTCCAGCCTCCTGGAGGCATAGTTTCATTTACACCATCAAATGTACCGCCTGCAGGTTTAGGTGGCTCATCTGTACTGTTTTTAAATACAAAACTAATGTAGTTACCATTCTCACCATCAAAGTAATCCGTATACTTCTGTGGAGTATAGCCCTCATCACCTGAGAACTTAGTAGGATCTGACCAAGCGCCTTTAACCCATGTGTTAGTAATGTCGTTGTACTTGTATACCGCTTTACTGATCCATACGTACTCGCCTTTAACTGGTGCACTAGGATCATCAGTCCAATCATCGGGTATTACTTCGTTCTCACCGTCATACTCACCACCCACAGGAACACCTGGTTTAGTAGGGCTATTTCTGAATACGAATGAAGTGTATTGACCGTGTACACCGTCTTTATAGTCTGTACCATAGATAGGAGTGTAGCCATCAACACGAATAAGTACTGGATCAGACCAGTCCCCATTAGTAATAGTATTACCTTCAAAATCAAGCTCTACTGTACGGCTACGTTCATAATAATCCGCTGTAGTCTTAACATCATGCCATTGCGTAACGCCATCAACAGAGTATTGAAATTCTTTGAACCGTATATTGCCTGGTAGCCCATCATTATAGTCAACACCTTTTACAGGCACATAACCTTGTTGGATTACTGCAGTATTGCCTTCAGCATCAGTGATTACTACATTACCATCAGCATCTAGAGAAACTGTAGGACTTTTCCCGTCAGTGCCAGGAGTGCCGTCTCTAAGTGTAATAGAGCCATTACCGCCAGTGATAGTATATGTACCATCCCCATTATCGGTAACAGTAGGTGTATCCCCTTTCTCACCTTTATTTAATTCAATGTTCTCAGCGATTAACTTTAAGCGAGGTAGCTCTTGGTATATTTGGCGGATGATGTCAAATGATGAGCCAAGGTACTTATCAATTGCGCCAATTGTTTCGTTAGTCTTATTATCACAACTCATAGCCAGTTATTTTCCTTGAATAGGTTAGCCTTAAATGAAGGTACAGGAATTAAGCCAGATTTCTTAACTGCCTCACACTCTCTTTCAAACTTAATTAGGTAGTTGTCTTGTACGCTTGAGTTATCTGAAGTCAGGCCATTGATAGCAGGTATACGTGAAGCTACATTAAAAATCAAAGCATCTACAAGTGCAGGATGTATATCGACATTAACTGTACTTGGGTCAGCGACATTGGTAGGTATTCTGTTAGGCAATGCGCTGTAATGAACGACCATAGTTAGATCATCATAAGGCTGTTGTACTAATAATGTACGATAATCCAATAAGCTAATCTCATCAGGTGTACCGCCTGAGTTAAATGGCATATCGCAACCATTCTCATCAACAATATACAATATTTGGTTAATGTCTTCTTTGAATGGCTGACTCACTGTGTCAAGAATATACAGAGGAGAAGCAGTAGCATCCATATTAGAGATAGCATAGTCATAACTAAGTACATATCGAGTGATATGGGAGTATTGTTGGACTACAACAGAATCGAATTTATAAGGAATTCGCTTATTTACTGCCACTAAACCAAGGTTAATTAATGTGATTATCTGTGGGTAGTTTGATGACTCTATGCCAGCACCTAACTCACCACCACCCAGTCTAAGGGAAGATAATTCCCCATAACTCAAGTACTCAAAAAGCTCATTCAATTTCATTATATCTACCTACCTTACACGATGTAGTTGGAGTAGCTATCGAGTCCTGCATCTAACTGATTATCATAGTCTACTTCCCAAATTTTACTTTCCTCATTATATACCAACGGCACATCATTGCTAGGTTTCCATGCCTTCATCAACGACAACATAGATACTATATCAATAAAGTCATCATGTTTACTTTTAAATCCGCCATGTGAGGCTAATGTAAGCTCATTTATAGCTTCCTTGATAAGGGCAGTATCCTTCATTTCTTCAGGGAAATAGATCTTACCTGCCTTAAATAACGGAACTACAGTACTGAAACGAGTAAATTTATTAGTACTAGGACGGATACCAGGATTATTATTGTTGCCTTCAGATGTTAGTGGGAAGAATATATTGCGTTCTATCATCATATTCTTAATGAATGGTATAAAACCACCTTGCTGTCCAGTAACTTCGATACCTACACCAATAGGTTTATACATTTGCGCTAGTCTAAATAGGTCATCTAATGACTTATCTAGTGTCTGTCTTACACAAATACCATCTATTAAGTACCAACTACCTTCTGCAGAGTAAGCCCATACACCTACTATACTGTAATCTGCACTAGTCTTCTCACTGACTGCAAAGTCAGTAGTAATATACACATTAAAGTTGTGTAGATTGCGAATTACAGTGTCTCTACTAAACCAACGTATGTCATTATCTTGTATTAATCTGTCATCATCAGACATAATACGTAACATAAGCTCTTGGTTAAATGTATCTATCTTGCCTTGTAACAATGCTTTCTCGTACTTGGCTTTAACATAGCCATAATCAAAGCGATCTTCCCATGCACCTCTAAATTCTTCTCTAGTACACGGAAATTCCTCACAAACTGGGAATACATTAACTTTCCATGCACCTGATTCAACCGCTTTATACAGCGGATCTCTCGCATTAAACGGAGTACCTGACCAAATTATCTTATGTCTTTGTGGGTGTAGAGCGTAATCTATTGCTTTATAGATGGTATCCTCAACACTTGTAATAACAGTAGCAGAACGTGCATCTTCATCACTAATCAAGTCATCCAGTACAGCTAAATAAGGACGTTGACCCATTTCTTTAGCACCACGAACACCTGTATTATGTGTACGGAAGTAACAATCAGCTATGAACTGTCTTTCTTCGTTATCTACTGCAATACATTGACTTGGTTCTTGTTCAATAGGAGTAATGGACTCTACAGCCACTAATCGGGTTCTGGGTTTATTATTTAAAGCTTTACGAGGTAGACGAAAAAGAGGAAACTCGCTCCATATTTCAACGCACCATGCTTCTGCATGTGAATGTTTTGATATAAATGCTGTACCACCCAAAGACCGAATAATACATGCTAAATCGTCACATAACTGATGTGAGCTACTTGTGAAAGTGGTTCGTCCGTTTGCGGAGCAAGTACCGTCTGTGTCCATTAGCCCCTGAACCAACGCTAAACGCTGTTCAATGCTACTATAGAAATAGCTTTCAGGTATAAACTTTAATTCCCCACGTACATTTAAACCTAGTTTTACCAACGTCTTTCCCAGTCCTCGGATAGACTGTGTAACTGCGTTTGATCGTGGGTCTTTATACAGACTACCAAATGCGTAAGGAATATGTGTGTGGTAGTGATGCAACTCTTCAAAATGGCAAGTCAGCTCTACCGAACCACAGTCTTTGCGTATTCTACCATCTCCTAAAATTACACCCAACGTATATGGATCTATCGGTAACTCAACCTCTGGGTACACCATTGGTTCAACATTACGGACAAACATAGTTCGTTCATTTGATATGTAATCAGGTTTACCTTTTCGTTTACGTTTACGTGAAAACAACAAAGGCTGTTCCAGTAAGTCTAAAGTAGAGAGAACATAATCTGAGTACTTAGCTTTGTTGTGAAGATTTTCCTTCAACACTACAGGATTTAAGTGGTCTTCACTTACTTTTAGACATCTCCCGTCTTCTAATTGAATACGGTACATTGGTTTATGAAAAATTTCGCTTTTCTTTGTAATACGTGTGAGTTTCCCATCTGCACCGAAAATCTCATCACCTACCTGACACTCCCTAATAGTAGTCTTACCGGAAGGTGTAAATAGTTCAGTATCTAGTGATAGTGCTTTTGCACCATATCCTTTTACTACAAAATGTTTCCCCTCTATGTTGATAAATTCCCAACGAGTGTCTGTAAATTTGATCTTAGGTACGTAAGTCTGTAGGAATTCTGAGTTAGCCCAGCGATGTTCCAAGTTCTTACGCATGTTCTTAACACCGTTATCTATACTGTCAGAAACATACATAGCCAAGGGAACATCACCAAAACCAGGTATATGGCCATATACGCCTAAATACAGGAACAAATACTCTGTTAATGTAGTCTTAGCCATACCACGGCTACACATATTAGCTACATAAGGGTTCTCATCTACGAAACTATCCAATATCTTACAATGGATAACAGGTGATTTATTCTCTTCTCCTTCTGCCCCATTAACCAACTTAATGAAAGCCAGGAACTCTAAAGCAAAATCACTAGGGATATAGCTTGGATCTGGGGCATAATTTACTTCATTAAGCCATTCTTCTACTGATTTAGCAGTAGGCGTAAGTCCTGTATTTACATCAAGTTGTTGCATAGATTAATCCTCTCTGTCAGGCGTTATATCTATGATACGACTTTCTGCTATCTCTTTAACAGAACTGGATTGGCTTTGTATCATAGCTTTTTGTTGTGCTACCAATTCCATAGTCGTCTTACGTAGCTCATCAATAGTACCATCCTCTTTAACGCTCATATCTATTTCTAATTTCTGTGTCTCTGGGCGCTTCAAATGAGTCAATAAGCTATTAGCTGCATCACTCCTTACTTTCTCACTCTTCGCATTCATCATCAAATCTGCCTGTACATTGATTGCTTTTTGGTAAATATCAGCATTCATAATATGTACAGGTACTAACGTCTGCTCTAATATCTGCGTAACCAGCTTATTATTGTTATACATAGACACATAAGAGGATATTTCCTTAGGTGTTCTACCATCAGCTACCAGCTTATTGTATCTATCAGGGAATGTCTTAATATATGCTTGTAAATTAGAGTTACCTAACAGCTTATTGGTTACATACCTAACAGCATCCAGGTAGTTCTCCATCTTAAACTTACCGTCCCTTAACACTGTACTATATGTAATTAAGTTATCTCGGTAAGCCTCTCTAAATTCATCATCCATAACCAAACTATTTAAAGTAGCTACCATCTGTGGCGTAACTGCTTTACGTACCGACTTAGGTACTACTTCCTTCAGCTCTGCTTCAGTTATTACTGGTTTATTAATTGTTACATCATTACTCATGTGAACACCTATTGACTGGTTTATTATCCCTTGATATTATCATTTTGCTTTTTCTGCAAAAGCTCCTGTTGTCCCGCTTATAGGTTTTCTCACATTTTCCTATAAGCGGGTTTTTTATTACCCTGCTTTACGTATAGCCTCCAATAATCCCTCATCAGCACCATATTCTCTTTCAAGGTTCTTAATTGCCCTTACAGAGTCTAAACCAATGAAGAAGTATATAAACTTAACGCCTTTATTAGACTTCATCTGTACTTTATAGAAATAACCTGCTTTTTCAAGCCGTAGGCGCTCTTTCTGCACTGTCTGGGTACTTACCCCTAGGATATTAGCAAAATAGCTGTCATCGAACGTACAGTCCTCTATATGACATGAATCCAAGTAGAGTAAATAAAGTAGTGTAGCCCTCTCACCTACTGCTTGTAATAAAGCCATCTTATCTTTAACAGTGGTATATACGTTAGTGTGTTTAGTGTTGTCTTGTGTATCTGCTTTTACTGCTGTGATTATTTTTAAAGGTTTTGTCATGATAAGCTCCCAAACCATATCTAGGTAAACATTACATGCCCTATTCTATATCTAATTAGGTATGTTGTCACCCATTTCATATCTAGATAGATACGATTTGGGACATAGTAAAAAGTACTAATATTATATATTTCAATAACTTACTAAAAATTGATGTGGTTTTTCCCCTTAAGTATTATAAGAGAAAAGAAGTGCTCTCTTTTTGTAATAGTCCTCAACTTTTTTATCAAAAATAAAAAATTAGTATGATGGTAGTATACACAGTCTAAACAGACTGAAACCGAATATCCCCCCCTACTCGGTTTACAAATCACCTTATGCCTTTAATCCAAACCTGCTGGCGCAGGCGTTGGCAATAATGCCTTAACTAGGAGGAATGACCCATGCGTAAGTGTTGGGCTTTATTTTGGGAGACGGCGTTTAATGTATTGACGTCGCTCTTCTATTTAAGTGAGGCTGCTAAGTCGGCCTCGCGTGAGTTGACGGAGTCAGATGATTCTGATTCCGAAGATATACGTAAAGAGCTCCTGAAATAGGGGCTCTTTTTTTTTATCCCATACACACACAAGAAGATATTACCTCTAAATACTCTTATAAGCTCCTGTGAGCCATTCTAAGCGTATTTCTCTTATCACCCTATACAATCACCTTATTTACCTCTAATAAGCTCTTATATCGCTATTCATTAAGTTATTCATGCAGCCGAGCGTATAGCGAGGCGTACACAAGACACAGGGAAGATAGAACAATCAAGAAGAGGAAGAAGGGCGTATAAATTACTGTGTTTTGTGGTATAGGCTATTGTGTGTAAGTTACTGTGTATAAATTATTACGTATAAGTATGCTGATTATATAGGTAAAAATATAGGTAAAAGTGACATAAGTCATTGATTTACATAAGTAAAAGTAAGCTAAGTTATTGATTATTATATTCCTTAATCTACCCTAAGCATTAACACCCACCTCTACTTTACACCTGTTTGACAACAGGTTTAGGAAGCTATGCCATTTAGGTATAGCTATTTATTAACAATCTATATATGGAGGATTTATGGAATATATAGATATTGACTTGTACGGTAATAGAACTACCGTAATCAAGTCTAAGGGTGGTAGGGCGGATGTCCTGCCATCCGTAAAACAGCTAGTGGCTCATCTAAGAGCTACTAGGATGTATGCCCAAGAGTGGGGAGAAGACGAATGGCACCATGATGCCCACTCAGGCCAATTGTTCCTAGAGTCTGGAGTAAGACTCCGGACTTTATTTGAAATGACTAGCCGTATATTTATAACGGCTAGCCAGGAGAAATTGTGGGATCGTGTATTCGATTCCGCAGTTTCACACATTCAGTACGGCTCATATAAGTAGCCGTACTGGATTTATTAAAGAGACACCATCTATGCAATAAGCATGGGTGGTGTCTCTTTTTTTTATAAATGAGCATCTGGCGATGCTCATAGATGATAGATAGCTGGAGGGTTTACTATGTTATCTATATTTGATACTTCTTCAGGTGAAGAAGTAACCTTAGAGGCCATTGGTAATGGCCAATTCCCGCAACAATTGTGGGAACTAAGGGACGATAAAGGCAATATAGCTTTTGTCGATACATTCACTCTTGGGTACTATGCCCAAGAGATACTTGATGGGTCTTTTGACTTTAACATACCGTTTTAGTTAAAAGATCTATCTAAAGGCACAGTATCTATACATTAAGTATAGGTACTGTGTCTTTTTTATTTCCATACACAGATAGTATTCCATAGCAAATCATAGTTATTAATTATGGTTTGGTATAAAGATACTGTCGTATCTTTTGGCAACATGTGTTGTCAAGTCTTATTAATTAATTTAGCTACTAGGAGAAACATCATGGCTATTATCAAAGAAACTTCAGCTCAAACAACTGGCCCACGTAAAGTCAGCAAATTTGTGAATATTCACCTGTTAAATAAATCAGGTGAACCAGTGTCCCAAATCGGGGCAATCCTTGTATTTGAGGGTGAAAAGCCCTCGAAATATATGCAGGCATTGCTCGATTTGGCTCAAGAAGAACCGAACCGAATTTCTGAAATTCGTTGCGGTATTAGTATCAGGGATAATACCCCTGATAATACCAAAGTCGACCTAATGAATGAGTTAGGTCTACTTTAACAATTAGCCCTATAGCAGATGCTATAGGGCTTTTATTTTATATTTATTGATAGAGGACTACCATGAATATCCAAATAGAAATAAAGAAACTAGAACAAGTCATTATAGAAGATACTTACGGTAAACATAATATACGTAAGTATCTAAAATTAGCATTAAGGGATTACTTTGATAATCACCCTAATCAATTCATACCTCAAGATAGATATGAGTTGTATGTAACCAATATTTTGTTACTAACAATAGACTATCCGTCTGTGTTAGTTACATCTCTACTAGGTGTTGTAGCTCAACAATTAGACATGGAGTATAACCAAGCTCTATGTACTGTATTAGATGAGCTACAGCACCTTGAATGTATAGATATTTACGATAGTGAATATCCATACATCATTCCTAAAATCTCATTACAGGATGAGATTATTGAGTATATCAAGTCCAAAGAATATCTACCGCCTATGGTGTGTAGACCAAGACTTATCTTAAAGAATACTGATGAACCTTACTTAACCAAACGTAAGGGTTCAGTGATTCTAGGTGATTCATTTAATCATCATGACAAGCCTCTGGCATTAGATGTATTAAATATATTGGGCAAAGTCCAACTGTCGTTGGATGAGGATATTTTATCTGTACCACGGGATAATCCCGATGATGATGAAATGCTAGCCATATTTGATGCTACGTCTGCGTACATGGCATTAGATATTGTGCATAAATATGATAACACTTGTTATCTGCCTTGGAAGTATGACAAACGAGGCAGAGTATACAGTCAGGGCTATCATATTAACATTCAGAGTGATGCGTATAACAAAGCTCTGATTAACTTAAATAAACCTATTACTTTAGAGGACTAATTATGACTACTGCAACTACTATTTATCTATCTTTAACTGTGGCTTTAGTGATTATATTATTTATCAATTACTTAGGTAATAAGAAGTTACATGAAGCCCAAGAGGAATTTGGGCTACATCTGGATGATAGTACATCAATTCTCAGGGAATTTGAGAAGAAGCTCAAAGCCATCAAAGTGGATGGCAAAATAGATTATTCTCAGTTATCTAGAGATGAGCTAATGGCAATGGAATATGCCTTAGAGCGTATTAAATATAATCTAGACGAAATGTTTAGTAATGCATTCTATCGCAAGCATAAAGAGGATTTAAATCCTTATATTGCGGTAGTGTCAATGGGAGTAATGGTGCTCAATAAGGCAATTATGGGAGCTAAGAAAAATGCTGAATAGACGTAAAAGAGCTCTTAGTATATTGAGCGGTATTGTGGGATTTACCTCACTTAATACTGCTCTATGGGCAATGATGACCTACAGTGTGCCAGTAGCCATTGTAGGCTTAATTGGGATGTTAATAGCTATAGCTATCCATCCAAGTAAATAAATAACAGCCAGTAGCAATGCTGGCTTTTTAATTAGAGGACTAGATTATGGAATCATTTAATGGTTATCAGTATTTATTAATTGCATTTGCGAATGCTATTGATGGGCTTGATAAATTAAACTATGAAGAACGTATATTACAGGCAGAGGCTATTTTAGCTAAGTCTGATCAAGAGATTGCTGATGTAATCAATGATCAAAAAGAAAAGTACTTAGCTTACAAGTATTATCGAGAAATAACGGAATACCGGGACAAAGGCAAACTAGAAACCAATGTATTAATTGGTCTAGATGCCACTGCTAGTGGTATGCAGTTACTAGGCGTGCTTACAAGATGCGAGCGTACTATGCGCATAGCCAATGTGCTTGATACACCTAACCGAGCAGACCCTTATACTCATGTATACAGAGTGTTTAACAGTAAGTTAAACCATAAAGGGACTGCTACTCGTAGTGAGGTGAAACAGGCTATAATGACTAGCTTCTATGGTAGCCAGGCAACACCTCGTAATCTGTTCCCTAATCCAGGTGATTTGGAAACATTTCACCAGTCTCTAGCAGAAGAAGCGCCTGGTGCATGGGCTGCTAGAAACTACTTATTGAGTTTGCATAACCCTGATGTAGACTCAGTATCATTTGTGATGCCTGATAATCACCATGTTTATCTACCGTACAAAAGCAAAGAAACACTGGAGCTATGTGTGGATTACTTGAATAATCCTATTCAGCATCAAGTGGTGATGAACAAACCTGTTCAACGTGATGTATCTATCGCTGCTAACCTAGTGCATGCAGTAGACGGATATATTGTAAGAGAGCTAGTACGTATGGCTAATATAAGCCAAGGTTCTCTTACAGGCTTAATATCAGCGGTTAAGAGTGAAATTGATTTTCGTGTATTACATGAAAACAATGAAACCAAAGTAATTAATCGTATGCCGTCATTAGCATGGATGTACCAAGACTGGTCACAGTTGGCATTAGAAGAGTTAAGGAATTTTTATCGTTACTTAACCATATTCAATGCAACTAATCACATGCTATCTAAGCATGGGAAGAATAGGCCACATAAGCCAGTATATGACTTATTGCCTATACATGATTCATTCTGGATGCATCCTAATTATGGCGATTACACTAGAGCATACTATTCAATGATATTAGCTGAAATTTACCAATCAGACTTATTTTCTGATTTAGTATGTCAGCTCACTGATACTGCGCCAGAGAAGTTAATAGAAAACCCTATTAATACTGACGTATTGAATAGTATCTATAACAGTAATTACTCAATTTGTTAGAGGATTAGATATGAGTTATCAATATAAAGACCAAGTAAAATTTAAGCCATGCACTAAGCTAATCAGCAGAGGTGCTAAGGGCAGTAGCTCTTATTGGTATGCCCAAGACCCTGTAAGGACATTGGGTATTAATGTGCCTGTTAATGCCGATACTTATACCAAAGATGATTTGGTAGGTATCAGTGTTAATGGTAAGCGGCATAATCGGGTAGCACCTGATTATGATTTAATAAAGAAAGCCGCTGATGCTGGTGTCAGATTTGTGACTGATAACAGCTATCATCGTAATCGCCCATTTAATGTGGGTGAACGTGAAGTAGCCGCTTTCTTAACATCATTGGGTTACTCGAATGAAGAAACCCCTGATGGTTGTGTGTGGTGGAAACCTTAATCCACCGCTACCTCTCTCACCACTTTCCCTAAGACCTCGCGTCTTAGGGCTTTTTTTTATAAGGCTTTTATATGTATTACGACGAAGAGATAGAAACAGCTACTGCCTTAGAAGATATGGAAATAGATAAGATAGAACTAACCGATGAAGGTGTTCTTATTTATACTAATGGAGCAGTTGCATTCACATTAACATACAATGAGCTATTGGTTCTTAATAACCATGCTAATAAACGAGCCTTGAAGAAACTGTTATCATAACCTATTTAGGTTATGTTTAGGTTTCTAAATAGGCTCTAAATCGCCCTAAAACGCTCTTTAAGGTAGTTGTGGGGCTAACCTTTAAACTAAATAGTAAAATCGCTAAAATCGCTTAAAATGACTATATACACCCTATAAACTAACCAGTAAAAGATAGACTCCTATGAAACCTATAATCCTTCCAAAGAAACCAGTACCTGAGCAATTCAAATTAAAGACCTCAGAAGAATGTATTGATACATTATTACTGTGCTATCTAGTGAACTTAGATGAGCCAGCTAGTAAAAGATTTAAACGTATTAAAATAACAGCTAACAATCTGCTAGATAAAACAGACGATGAGATTGTTGTAGGGTTGTGCTTACGTATTTTAGCTACAAGAAGCACTAAAGCCCTTAAAGAAGCGATGAATCGCTTATTACATCCTGAGAAAGCTCTAGCACTTCAAGAGAAATAACCATGATTATATTAACTGAGCAAGAACACTCAAAACTTGTGGACGAGTACTATGAGTTAGATAGACTACTCAGTACCCATGGTATTCCTGAGGATGTTCACCAGAATATTCTTAATACCATGGATAAGATAGAGAAGATTCTCGAAGAGAATGCTAATCCAAAGCATGTATTAAAATTACACCCACAAAACAAGAAACTTAAAGGTATTAAAAAATATGACGGTAAAAGTAAAACTCCTGGCTTACAGCGAATTCAATGGCGAAACTGCTGCAACAATTGAATTAACTTATCCTCGTTTTATCCATGCGGAAGTAATGACACATCGGGTATTTTCCCGTAACTCAGCAAGCAGTAGAGCTATCCCTGCCAAGAAGATGAGACAAGCAGTATTGAAAGATATTGCTATGCCTATTCATTGGGGGGCTAACCAAGCAGGTATGCAAGCATATGAAGAAATATCAGCTAAGCGTAAAAAGCTAGGCGTATTCTTATGGAAAACTGCAGCTAAATTAGCCTGTGGTATGCATTACCTCATGGAAAAAGCAGGTATACATAAGCAAGTAACCAACCGTATTATTGAACCATTCATGCACATGCGTGTGGTGGTTACCTCTACTGACTGGGAATCATTCCTTTGGTTACGTGATCATAAAGCAGCTCAGCCTGAAATACAGTTATTAGCTAAGAAGATACGTAATGTACTTTCTTACAATAACCCAAGAAAATTAAAAGAAGGCGATGTACACCTGCCTTATGTAACCAAGAAAGAATTACGTAAATACGTCAGTCTAGATAGTTTGTTAGCCCTGTCTTCTGCACGTTGTGCTGCAGTAAGTTACAATACTTATTCAGACAATATTGATCTCAATAAAGCCAAGCAAATTAAGGCTAAATTGATGGCTTCTAAAGATGACCCAGAAGATAGATTCCATGCGTCTCCATTCGAGCATCAGTTATTTGCTGTAAGTGATCCAGAACATCCTGGATGGACGCACATAGACAGACATGGTAGATACTATTCAGGTAATGTTTGTGGGTTTGTACAATACAGACACATACTAGAACAAGACAGATAGTATTTACTATTTTTAAAAATTAGTTATTATAGTTTTGTCTGTGAGGGGGTTTGTCTCTCTCCTCAGTCTTGCGATCAAGGTGTTTCTTCTAGTCCTCTAAACACCTTCCCCTTGCAGACATCATTCTTATGAGTATCTCCCATGCCTATCGAGGACATGCTCGGAATTGTATAACTAAAAGGGAACCAAAATGACTAGAAGAATAGAGTGCAGAAGATGCGGTACATTGAATAGAGCGGGAACGCCTTGCAGATGCCTCGCATATTACAATGTAATGCAGCTTGAAGATGAATTAATAGATACTAGAGAGTCTAACTACGGTAAATTAGAAGATGGTGCTACTTTAATGCAGGCATTGAAACAGACTGCACGCCAACATCCTAATTGGGATAAGTTACCTGATTATCAGAAAGAAGCTATTGAGATGATCTTCCATAAACTTGGTAGACAGATTAATGGAAATTATAAATATGAAGATAACTTCCTAGACATTGCAGGCTATGCCAAGAAAGCCTTTAATATACTGCAGGCAGAGAACCTTAAAGAAAAGAATTAACTGCCTGAACAAACAAAAGAGTAGTTATCTACTCTTTTTTCTTACCAGGTAAATTATCCATACGTTTGTAGAAATAGAACCCTACAATAGCAATAGCAACATACCCAATACTGTAAGCAGCAGCTAAGTCGGCAATACGTTGAATTACCTTATCTACGTCTGTAAAATCACCTGTGAAGAAACCATAGAGCGTAAGCAATACACACAACACAAATGTAAAGCAAAACGTAGTGCTGTACAGTACTGCCAAATATCTTCTGGCTTTATTCATCCCTTGTGTAGCTTCTAAAAATTTAAGGTGTTGTTCGAACGCCATAAATTGAGCTTTGGATTTTTCTTCAGGAGTGAACTGCTGTTCATCAATCCAATTACCGACACCTTTAGCTACGTCCATGACTTGTTCAGGGCTGTCGAACAATTTAGGGAAAAACACACTCCCTAATAATTTGAATGGTGCTTTAATAATATCTAACATAGTAACCTCATTAAGTGGTGGAGTTTTACGAGTGAATGACAATAATAAATTAATCATTATCCGCGCCTCAAAGCAAGCCTCAAGGCATGGTAATGGTGCCGCTAATATCATAACAAACAACTACGGTGAAGTGTTCTTTTACGGACAAGGTAAATTCAATAACAACTATTTACTTTGTGTATATGACTATTCAGGAAGACCTTTACCCGTACATATAATCCAAGCAAATATTAATCAAATGCTCGCAGACATAGGAGATAGAGATCGCGCTTTATCGTTATTGGATTCAGCATTTAATAAATTAACAGCAAACCATAAAGATATGCTTTCTGTAGTAACTCAGTTAAGGGGATATGCTTCAGATGATTTACTGGTCTAAAGCAGATACCGACAAGATACCGCCTTTCATAGACTATCTTAGCGATATTAGAGGCAATCCTATGATAGTCTACTGGGATGGTAGTAAATGGCTTTCACGGGCTTCTAAAGAGCCTGTGGAAGTCTTTTTTATTAGTGAATATAACAAACCAGAGGAATAGTAATGTTATTATCGTATAACCGTTTATGTGAGCTACACGAGCAAGGTGTAATCATCTGTGATCCAAAGAATATTAACGGAGCAAGTATCGACATCACGTTAGGTGATGAAATGTTATTAGAAGTTCAGCCAGAAGATGCTAGTAATGTTTTAATAGACCCAAGAAATAAGAATCAAACATTAGATTTTAAAAAGACAGAAGGTTTTTTAGTGTTAACTCCCGGCAGTTTTGCTTTGGCAACAACAAATGAAGTATTCAATTTACCTGATAACATCGCATGTGAATATAAATTAAAAAGCTCATTAGCTCGTTCGGGTTTACAACACATGTTAGCTGGATGGTGTGATCCAGGCTGGAACAATTCCAAATTAACGATGGAATTTTATAACGCAACCAAGTTCCATCATATCTTATTAACTCCTGGCATGAAAATCGGCCAAATGGTTTTCTTTGAATGTGACCCAGTACCTGCCGATAAGTCTTACGCCGTGACTGGTCAATATAATAACCAAGCTACTGTTACTGCCAATAAAGGGGCTAGATAGCCTCAATTCTTTTAACCCGCCTACAACGTTAATCTGTAACCTAATAATGCTGTTAGTCTGTTGTGGGTGGGTTTCCTTATTTTGGAGTTATTGTTATGACAATACGTTTACTTACAGAGCCTGAAAGCTCTGATAAATTACTAATTCATGTATACGGTCATGTAACTAGAAAAGGTCTTATGACTACAGATGGTACTTTCCCAGTGGTAGTAAAAGATATGTTACATAAAGGCGAAAGACCGTTACTCACATTTACCGTATATCATTCTACAGGGTCTATTGAGAAAGATGAGATAGAGCATTCCCCTGAAGAAATAACAGATCTTGAACGTGTCTACATTGGTTCTATCTATGTTCCTATCCATACAATCAGCGAAGAAGATATAATGTCTTTGTATAAAAAAGAACACAAAGACAAAACTGTACAAGAATTAGATCAAAAGATATTAGAATTAAAAGAAACAACAGCTTCTTTAGTAAAGCTAAAAGAATCTTTGAAGGAAGAAGAGTATGTCTATCCTAACATTAACTACCATGAGCATTGATATTGCTACTGTGGGTAAGTTCACTGACCGTTTTGGGAATGTTATTTGTAAGTCAATGGAATTACCCTGGAAAGATAACAAACCGTCAATAAGTTGTGTACCAGCGGGTACTTATGATTTACAATTATATCAGTCACCTAGATATGGGAATTCCTATCATCTGGTGAATGAAGGTTTAAATGTATCTATCACTGGCGAGAACACAACAAGAAGCCATATTCTGATACATCCTGCTAATTGTCCAAGTCAGTTGCAAGGGTGTATCGCCCCTTGTAAGAGCTATGGAATACTAGACATCAACCATAATGGTCAGTATGAACTAGCAGGCCTATCTTCACGTAAAGCATATAGCGAACTAATTGAGTACATAAAAGAAAACCAAATAACCAAATTAGTGATATATCGAGTGTAGTGAATGTTGTGTAGAGCCACTAAGAGAATGATAAAGGTAATATTAGAGATCAGTAGTACTATTATTACTTTGATCGGACTTATCGTGGTTCTAATCCATAAAGATGATGTATTTATATTCCAGGTGATTTTTTATACTGGACTTACCTCAGGAGTAGGTTATATAATTTGTCTATTAGTACACCTACTCAAACAACAGAATAACAGATATGGCAGATAGAAGAGACCTAGACGTACATACAATACGATTAGAAGCTGATGTAGAGATTATTAAAAAATCTTTAGAGACCATGTCTTATAGTGTCGCTGAATCTGCCAAAAGCCAGAAAGAACTTAATGGTAAATTATCTGAGCTAATAGTAGAAATGCGCGAACACGGTATTCATAATGAGTATCTCACAAAACAAGTAGCCCGTACTGAAGAAAAGCTAGATACTTTCATCCAAGAAACAAAACCTCACCTCGAACGTCTTAAAACCAGAAATGAATTTTATGATAACTTTATAAAAGGCATATCCTCTAACTGGGGTAGACTAGCCTCACTAGCCATACTGATAACTATTCTCTATTTCTTTGGCATTACTCCTGAAAATATCATTAACGCACTTAAAAAATAACTAAACCCTCTAAAGTTAGGTGCAAAGCCAGGCCTACTACAGGCACATCTAGGTGTGTTTGTGGTGGGTCTTTTTATTAACCCTTAAAAAGGAAATTACTATGACTACATTAACCCAACAGCAGAAAGATGAAATAACCAACACCATTGTGGAAAACGCTGCTGTTATCAGTGTTTTAGAAGAATTTCATAACACTTCTGCACACACATTCAAAGATGCTACATTAAGTATTATGAAAGTAGCAGACCATGCACGCACTGTTATTGATTTACTAGCTCAGGAAAACCCTGAACTAGATAGCGATAGTGCCAGAAAGGCCTTAAAGCAGATCATAGATAACATGGTGATGAGCCATCTTGTCTCTTTTGTTTCAGTAGCGAGCCAAGCGGTTCAATTCGGTGAAGTAGATTTCACCGAAGATGTGAACAAGGTTATCGCTGAGAGCGACGAAAGCAAACTAATCGTAGATACAGTATCTATCCAAGTGACTTTAAAAGAAGAAGATAAGTGAGATTACCATGAGTAAAAGTACAGAAGAAATCATCAAATTAATTAAAGATCTGCACGATGACCCAGTTCTTGATAAAGAAATACAACGACTATTGTCAAGCATCACAGATGCAGTAGGTTCTGCAGTAGGTAGTATTTCAGACAATGTACTATCTAGCCTAGAGCAATCTATGTCAGTACTAGATAACTCAGAACTCTCGGAATCCCATAAGGACGCATTCAAAATGGTTGCCGACAGGTACTTAATACAGCAACTGATGAAAGCTACAGGTATTTTGTCTCAAATGATGGGATTCGGTAACATCAATACAGATGATAATACTAATTACATAGCTATGCAGATTAATAGCACTGGTGACAAAGTAAAAGTTATTCGCCCTATCTTAAATGTAGAAATGAAAGAAATGACTATCGAAGAAGCAGAACAACTGCCTTCTCTTTCACCTTCTATTGACGAATTACGTGAATTGGGTAGTAAATTCAAACCAACTGTATCTTCAGTAAATACCAAAATACACTAATACCCCATAACACTAGGAGAAATTATTATGGCTTATCAAGTATCGCCTACACAGGCTTTTGACTTAATTAAAGATGCAGTACAAGCAGGATTAACTGCTATGTTAAGTGGTAGTCCTGGTATCGGTAAATCATCAATATTTGCCCAGGTAGCGGATTATTTTAACTTGGGGCTCATTGACGTTCGATTGGCTCAATGTGATCCAACGGACTTAAACGGTTTCCCTACTAAAATGGAAAATGGTAAAGCTAGTTACATGCCTATGGATACATTTCCTATTCAAGGCGATGATCTGCCTGAAAACAAAGATGGTTGGATGATTCTATTAGACGAATTGACTTCAGCCCCTAAAGCAGTGCAAGCAGCAGCTTACAAACTGATCTTAGACCGTCAGGTAGGGCAACATAAATTACATGATAATGTAGTAATTTGTGCTGCAGGCAACTTAGCTACAGACAATGCTGTAGTACATAAAATGTCTACAGCCTTGCGTTCACGTATGTTGCATTTGGAATTAAGCATTTCTAAAGATGATTGGGTAGAATGGGCATTGAAGAACAATATTGACCACCGTATTGTATCGTATATCGAATTCTCGCCTAAGAGCTTATATACTTTTAACCCAGAGCACAGTGACAACACTTATTCATGTCCACGTACTCTTGAGTTTGCTTCACGGTTATTTGAAGTATGGGGCGAAAACATTGAACGTAATAAACTACCTTTATTGATTGGTACGTTAGGTGAAGCAGTAGGGCATGAGTTATTTACTTTCTCTAAAGTATACTCTCAATTGCCTTCATTTGATGCCATCTTACAAGATCCAATCAATGCTCCTGTATCTAAAGACCCAAGCGTAAATTATGCATTAACTGGTGTTTTATACACTAACGCAGATGGTAATAACTTACCTAAAGTAATGGATTATATCGAACGTTTACCAATCGAATTCCAAGTAATCACATTAAAAGGTATCTGTACTTCTAAACCAGTATTAGGCCAACACAGCCGTATTATGGGCTGGTTGAACAAGAACGCACAAGCAATGGCATAGGCATAACAATGACTAAAGAAATCACTGAAGAACAAATAGAGCAAATTAAGGCATCTATGGAAACACTGCAGAAAGCTGATCAAGCACTATATAAGACTAAATTAGGTTTTATGTCCACTTCTTCAGTGTTTCTTTCTACTGTTTTATTTAACCTAAAATTCCATTGGGTATCTTCCATAGAGGCGATAGCAGTACAAGACACAGATCTGTTCATTAACCCTGAGTGGTTTGTTAATTTAAAACCACAAGAGCGTGTATCTGTATTAGCCAAAGAAGCTATGCACGTAGCTCTACAACATGCTGCTCGTAGAAGCGATAGAGACATTAATAAGTGGTGTAAAGCCACTACATTTGCTGTCTCACACCTTCTAAAAGAAGGCAAAATGACTGTTGGCTTTGATCATATTCCTGAATGCCCTGACGAATTTAAAGGACTATCAGCGAATGAAATATATGAACTATTGCCAGATGAAGATAATGACGACGATGGAGATGGTGATGGAGGCTCTGCCACAGGTTTAGGTAGTGTTGCCTCTGATGGGACATTACAAGACCAACAAAAACAAGTAGGTGCAGAGCAACAACAGGAACAGGAAGACATCACTCAAAAGGCTGCAGTAGCCTCTAAAATGAGTGGCAAAGACGTCGCCAATGACATTCCTGAAGAAGTTCGGCGAATGATAGAAGAACGAACAAACCCAAAACTACCTTGGTACGTTATTCTTCAAAACTATATGTCTGACTATGATAGAGACGATTATTCCTACGCCAGACCTAATAGACGATATTTACCTGATTACTATCTTCCTAGTATGTATTCCGAGCACATGGGCGGAATAGGTGCATACATTGATACTTCTGGCTCTATTTCAGATGAAGATTTAAAAGTATTTATCTCTGAAGTAGAAGGGATTAAAGAAATGCTCAATCCAGAGAGTGTTCGTATAGTTCAGTGGGGTAGTGAAATCGTCTACGATAAAGAATTCCATAAAGAAGAATCACTAGACGTAGAGTATGTCGGTGGCGGTGGTACAGTTATAGGTAATGTAATTGACCACATTAAAAAACATAAGCCTGAAGTGGCTATTATCTTTACAGATGGTTACTTCTGGGATGACGAGTACCCTAAAGTAGATGATACAGATGTTATCTGGATCGTATTCGATAATCCTGGATTTACCTCACCTTTTGGCAAAATAATTCATTTTGATTTAGAGGCAGCCCATGACAAAAATTAAGCTAAATAAAGATGGCTCTATGGATACCTACTTAGAGGTATGCAGCCACTGTAAGAAAAGTACAGGTATTCTATTAGGCACAATGTACGAAAATACTGACACCAAGGGAATTACCCACTATGCCAGCACTCCACGTAAATACCAGAAAGAGTGTGAGCAACACGGTACTTTCTTTAATAAGCCTTTCACTAAAGTAGCGCCAAGTACTCAAATACCTACAGGACTGTGTGACGAATGTTACGAGAAGTTAGCAGATGAGCAGGCTTTATTTAGCGAGGTAGTTTCTCAAGGTGGTGTCTACTTCAAATGCAAAGAGTGTCATCAAACTGGTGCTATTAAGCCAAATGAATTTACAGCCAGTGTAAGGCGTTCTGCTGGAGTAGAGCCACCAGATCCATTAGGAATTGAATTTTCTTCGTGTGAAGAGCATAAAACATATTAGGTTCACTATGACTATATTAACCACATCACAAGAACACGCATTACAGAAATTGCAAGAATTCAGTGAAGATGTTACTGGGTATTACTACGTTTTAGATGGTGCTGCAGGTACAGGCAAGAATAAGCTAATCAGCGAGTTGATCAAACAAGACATGATCAAAACAGATTTGCTTAAATTAGTTACAGACGTATTACCCACTAAAGCCCATATACTTGCAGGCACTACACAAGAAGTGGCGAGTGAATTTCTTACTAATGTGCTTAATGATGTGGCTAAGGATAGACGATTCGTTGCTATAACAAAAGCACATGAAGAAAAATCCACTGCTCTGTTACTTAACGTAAATAACGATACAGATGGTTTAAGATATGGTACAGGTACTTCTATTGTTACAGGTGGGTCATCTAAAGTAAACGTACACGTAAGTAGCCTGCCAGAAGAACACCAACAAAAAGTAACATACAGTGTGTCAAACTGCACTACCGTAATTTACGCCAATTCTTTGACTCATTTTACCGCAAATGCATTGAGCTTAGATGCAAATCCAGGTAGTTCTGCTTTACCATTCCGTACTGATTTAACTACATCTGACTTGAACGAATTTATTGCAAAAGCACTTATAGATTCTAATACGTTTTATACAGTTTATGACAATTCAGCAAAAAGACTGAAAAATTCATATATTAGTGCATGGGATCTCAGCCACACTACGTTAAACAGTACAATAACAGCTAACATAGATAAAGCTTTTAACTATGAGGAAATTACTTTAATAGACGCAAGTAAGAATATGCCAAATGCCAAAAAACGGCATAAGAAGCCTACCAGGGTATTGAGCGGTATTTCTAGCACAAGACAAGGGCGGGTATATTTGCCTGCGTTCATTAAAAAAGCCCCTGATTTAAACCAGGAATGTCCTCGATTATGCTCTGCTGTACATAATTTATACGATTACCCTAAACAATCAGCGGAATACTCAGGCAATATATCTAAGGTAGTAGCAGCTATCGTCAATAGTCTCTCACATGGCTATATAAAATTAATAACACATATCCAGTTAATTAACCCAGAAATGAGCGACGAGGATTTCACCACAGTGCAGGATACCCTGATATTGAACAGAAACGCTGATATAGACTGCTTATTGGATTATCTTGGCTCTGAAGAGGGCAAAAGAAAGGCTGAAGAATTACAGAAGTTAACTAGACACATTACATCCACTAACCACAACAAGTCTAAAAATAATGTAGTACATGACCTGCTTTCATTTACTACATGCCTTAATCAACTTATTGAAGGCTATCTAGATCTACGTGAAAAAATAGACTATATCCCTTTGCCTGAGGGTATACATGTATGCCCAACTACCCATATCCAACATGTAGACGAAGCCTACAGAGTTGGTGATGGTGTGTTTCAATACATGCGGATGGCAGTAAATAAAGTGCGTCTATCTAACCCAATAGTACATTGTAAAGAATCTGGTAATTCTGTGTATCGTAGAGTACATAATTACAAAATGGTTGGGATATTAGATGCTAAGCAATTAAACCCAATTCAAGACGAACCAAGCCTGTACAACTACTGTAAGGCTAAAGGCAATGTCGTTACCTTGACAGAAAATGTCAGACAACGAGAAAACCTGGCTATAGCTAAAATAGTAGAAGAATTACGTGATGTGATAGGTACTCCGTATGTACCTAAATTAAACCTAGATGATCCTACTATTCATTTGTTTAGTAGAAGAAACAGGTTTTTAGAGGATTACACAAAGAATATCCTAAAAGTCTACAAAGACGTATTACTTAAATATACACAAACTACGGACAAGAACGACCAACTTATATTTGATGAAATTAGGGAAATGACAGGTATATTGCAAATGGAACTAAGCAATACTACGATTCCTCTCTATTTGACTTACACCAATAGAGATGTATTGGCTGCCATTAGTACATTAACTACTCATTTACGTAAGTTACTTATGGGGGAATTTAAGATAAATGACAAAGATTGTGCAGGCCTCATAGAAGATACGCTGAACATAGTTACGTCTAATATCACCACAATCCATAAAGCACAAGGGCTTACGTCTCACACTGTTTACATTAACTTATCAAGTCTTTCATCGGTAAGATCCAAGGATGATGTAGATAGGTTGATGTACGTAGCTTTTTCTAGGGCTACGCATGAACTAAAACTCTACAGTAACGGAGGATTTTAAAATGTATATAACAGGAAATTACCCAGATGTAATGGCTAATGTAAATATTAATAGATTTAAGAAAATACGGGTTATTTCACCTAAATTCATAAGCAATATTATCATAGCCGAACTTATGCTTGGGTCTTATAGACAAATCAATGGCATGATATTGGATTTATCTATGCAAAATATTATCTGCCATATTGAAGATAATGGGGATAACTTCAAAATAATACCAATTGGAGTAATAGATGCTGAATTAGGTGTAATAGATAGCAGTAACTTGATAGCGTTAGGTAACTCATACTACGAGAGCCCTCTTGCAGTAATGCGTACAAATGCCCATTTGCCCCTAGAATCATTGAAATTAGCTAGACCTGACATTGATATATACTCTTTAATTAGAATGTCTAATGGCGATTCTAGACGCTTTTCTAGACTACCGTTTAAGTTACACCCAAAATTAAAAGAAGATGCAAGATACGTTAAAGAATTCATCGAACAAGCTGATAAAGACCTT